GGCGGATTGTGAGGTGTTCCGCCTTCTGTATCAACTTCCTTGAAGTTGCCGCCCTTCCTCTTGGGAATTCCACCCTTAACTCTGGCAGTTGCAATGTTGTTTGCTTCTTCAATCCGCTTGTTATTCACTGAGCATCCTGGGCATTTTTCTTTTTTATTTGGCTCTTTAGTTGTAGTCATCCCACAACCATTTAGGCACCTGTATCTTGTCACTGAAATTAGCTGTCCGCTTATTTCGATCTTATCTTTGAATTTTTTCCACTTACTTGCGTTTCTCATTTTTCTCCACAGAGTTTTGAGGTTAGTGAGATCTATATAACATGTTTTTGAAATTTGTTTATTTTAGACGACGATTTTGAGCTAAAAGTCGATATCCCCAGTCGGCGAACAATCCGAATATGGCGATGTCAGCAAGGGCGTCAAGAGTCGACCCTGGAAGAACAATCGACGCAAGAATAACAGTGATTCCGGCGAGTCGTAAAGTATTTTTATTGATTTCAGACATTTTATTTCCTTCGTATTTCTACTAATCGATCAAGATACCAGAGTGCTTTCTCTAAGTCCTCAATCTCGTTTCCTTTATACGGTGCTCTAAGCAGATACTTTAGCACATTGCCTTCATGAAATCCCAAATTCCACTCTTCAATTACGTCGAGAACTTCAATTTTGCCAATATTGTAATGATTGGGATGATTAACTTTGCTCATGTATGTTTTATACTGCAAGGGATTCAATTGTATTACTTGTCTTGAACAAGAACGATCTCATCTTCATAAACCCAGACTGAGTTTCCACTTAACAAGATCTTGTAGTCGAAAGTTCTATCACCTGACACGGGTGTTACATGAGATCGGCATGACAAATACGTTCTTCTACCGATGATGACGCCCACTCCGCTTGATTTTTCTAAACCAAATATTTCCAAGACATTGTGCTGGAGTGACTTCTTCAGTCTAACTAAATCCCCGATCTTAAACTTAGGGGGTGCGGTCGACGATCCATTCATCATATCGCTTCCGGATGAGGCGCGTGATTCTGATTGATGATCGCTGGTATCTTTCTATTACTTTTCTTGCTTTTGAGTGTCGCCATTTTGGTCCCCCGTTATAACAAGCAAAAATATTATCACCTTGACATGCTTTAAATCTATAGAAATCACGCAATATAAATACGGCGTGACGAGCACTAGTTCGGGGGTTCATGTTACTTTTTACAAAATCTTTTTTAGAATTGTAACCCAGCTTCTTATACCACCATCTTGCATTGATCTGGAACAATCCATAATCCCCAGTATGAGAAACAATGTTTGAATAGAATGATGACTCTTTAAATGCGATAGTAAGCAATAAAACTTTATCGAAGTTTTCTTCTTTGGCAGTCTCTAATATAATACTAACGTTTGTTAGCTGCTCAGAATTTAAGCGCCCTAACACAGACGCTGCGTGGAAATATGTTATTTCTAGTTCATCGTCGGGAACAGCAGCGAGATGGATTGTAGGAGTATCATCTTCATACTTTTCATATACAGGAGTCGGCTCATTACACCCATTGCATGACGCAAGGAGAATTAATGCGGGAAGATATTTTTTTAACATAGTCAACCTCAAGTTTTTTATTATACTCTGCATTTTTCTAATCTTAAGAAGATATTATCGTCTATAGAAAACAAAGCACTTGTTAAACATGCAGAATTTATAAACGTCTCTATCTTCTTCTATTACAGAATCAACAATCGCTCGAATAGAATCGTGCGGAGAAGCAATAGATAAGTTTTCTAGCTTGTCGACGCCGGCGTAGATAACTCCGACGATCTGCATAGAAGAGTTTAAGATAGGTGAGCCTGAAGATCCTGGGCGGGTTGGAATAGAAAACACTGCTTCGTGAATACCTGGCCTTCCAGAGTAAAACCCTTCAAAGATCATAACTGTTTTTCTTCCAAAATATCCGTACGGGGCAGCCATATTATAAACTCTTTCCCCTCTAGCTGGTGGGTCTTCAGCAATATCCAGGTATTTTAGATTTGCATCCGGGTGGAGAAGAACCTTCAAGACGCATAAATCGTTTTTAGAATCAATTCGAATAACTTCTGTTGACATTTTATTGAGATCCTCATCAACGACTGTGATCGCTGACGTCAATATTGTTATTTTCATTTCATCCTTGAGATTTTTTGGGATCTTTGGATTTGCGCAAGAATGGCCTGCAGTTAGAAAAAATCCGTAATCAGAATTACTTCTACTTCTAGCAAAGAAAGCCCCCGAAGACGTGGAGGCAGACGTCTTAATTGTGCACTGGTCGCCGTGACATATTTTCAAAAGCATTGAGTGTCGAATCATTCCAAATGCTTCAGTCGCCATATAGACTCTATTCGGTGACACATAACAGCTGCTTAATGGGAGCAGACAAAATAAAGTTACAGCAGGAAGTATATTTTTTATGATTTTTTCCATATTAGTAAATATGTAGGAACGCGCATACACATATAAAAATATTGCGCTAAGTAGTCTCGGAGCATTTCCCATGAAATTTTTAAAGAACTCTGTCGTTGGCTTAGTTGCCATCTTCATCGCGCTAGCTTTTTTAAACAAAGGCGGCATCAAACAAAAAGAACAAGCTTGGACAAAAAATGGCAATGAATGGTCATATGTCGGAACCAAGTCAGATGAAAAAAAGCAAATACACATTATAGAAACTTCTACTATTAACGACAAAGAAATATTTAATACTGTGATAAAGATGCCTTTTGTCACACTAGAGGGCGCAGATCAATCTCATGGTAAAAATTGGAGAAAAAACTAGACTTGGTATTCTGCTCAGCCTTTTAGCTGTAGCAGGATTAACATACTACGAAATTTCTCATAGGCCCGCCCTAGTATTTAAAAAAGACACTTCATATTTTATGTCCGGGAAGAATCGGGACTGCAACTGGCAAGTGTTTTTTGAGAAAGATGTTTATCTAAAAAGAGGCTCTTTCTCAAATGTATTCATTGGATTACCTGAAAAACAAAAACTCGGGGCGATCAAAGGCATCGTAGAGTCAACTGACTCTGATCTTCTTTTAGCTTTTTCATTTCCCGGAAAGTTTAGCAGTCCTCCCATAGTGCTGACGTCTAGACATCAATCAATCAAAATTCCCTATGAATCAGTTAGGTTCAAGCTGCTCAATAGCAGCATTTTAACTATCTTAATCTACAAAGACCAAGAAACTTGTATGAAGATGAGGGGCCGTTGATGAAAAAAGTTCTAATCATGCTTTCACTCTTATCAGTCATCAGCTGCTCAGACGATCCAGAGCTGGTCGCGCTTGAGTGCTCGCCTGGCAGCGTGAGAAATTGTGATGAGAGCGGTGCAGTTGTAGCAGATAACCTATCAAGCTTGGTAAGAAACGGTATATGTTCCTACGGTAAGCAGCACTGCTCCTTTGACGGCTGGGGTGAGTGCATCGGAGCTCAAGGTCCTGAAGCTGAGGTTTGTGATGGTTTAGATAATGACTGCAATGGGCAAATTGATGATGAGTACCCCGAAAAAAATGAGCTATGTGGATTCGTCGGGGGCGTGAATTATAGTGAGGGAATATGCCAGCCAGGCGTCTACCAGTGTGAAGACGGGACTATTAAATGCGAAGGACACATCGGACCTGAACTTGAGGTTTGTGATGGGATTGATAATAATTGCAGCGGAGAAATTGACGAACATATTGTCAACCAGACAGCTGTAGTTTGTTATGACGGGCCACCGGGGACGATGAGGGTTGGAATTTGCAGAGCTGGGATCTCATACTGCACAGACGCAGTCATGACCCACTGCGAGGGACAAATCCTCCCAGAAGAAGAAAGATGTGACGGGATTGATAATAACTGTGACGGTGTTATCGACGAAGGATTTGAAGAAAGGCGTGCGGAAATAATTTTTGTTGTTGATGCATCAGGTTCATTTAGTGATGAAATCAACTCAATGATTGGCGGGATTCGGCCGCTTCTCTCAGATCCTATTACGGAAAGATTTAAGTTTGGCCTAGTAGTCATTGGAATGAGAGAACCGGAGAGAGATCCTGAGAGCAACTACAAGCACTTGATTAAAGCGTCTGATTTAGTCCCACGTGATGAGTTTCTGACTTACCTTGAAGAAATACTAACAACTCACATGAACAATTCTGGTGGACAGGAACCATCATACGATGCGATTGTCGGGATTTCCAACGGAGATATCTCTTTTGACTTCTCTGAAAATGCACAAAAGATCATTGTTCTTATGACTGACGAGCCTGGCCAAACTTATGCAACACCTGGGAATAACGAAATGCTGGCGGCGCAAGCTGTTAGGGACGGATCTTTTGGAATCTATATCTTTTCTTTAGCAGAGCACTTTTACTCATTTGATGATATAGTAAGAGATCATAGTCACTTACACTCTGCTACGTCAGACCCTAATACTGTGTTTAGTCAGCTTCAAACTATGTTTGATGATATCTGCAGATAAGCTACTTATCAGTTGGGCACCATTCAGGCTTAATCCAGTTTTGTTCTGCACACAGATGATTCTCAAGTTTTTCAAAATCCATCATTGAGCTCGGTGTTGCAAAAACAATAGACTCAAGAAGCTGCGGGACATATCCCCTTCCCACAGGAAGTGCGACTAATACCCCGACAAAATATCCTTGCTTGTCAAAAAATCCTGAACCTGAGGCGCCTGGCCATCCGTACGTATGTATGGTGATCTTAGTTCTGTCATTAGATATCTTCTCTATGCCGGCGACATCACCTCTCAGAGTAAGAAGATCATGATGACCAGGGTACCCTGAATACGTTAGCGTTTCACCGATCTCTGGGAGCGAACGATTTACTTTTAAGGGTACAGCCAAAATAGATTCTAGCTTCTTTACTGCAAGGACACAGATGTCCTCTTCGCGATCAAAATAAACAATCCATCCTTTTTGTCTTTCTCTTTCAGGTGTTACAACCCAAACATATGACTGGGTTGATGCATCTACAACATGGGCGGCAGTAATTACCAAGTGGCGCTTTTTATATGTAACGTATGTTCCACTTCCTCGGCCGCTATTTGGTGTAAAGACTTTAACTGTTGCATATCTAGATCGAAGCTCATATGGGTTTAGAGTTTCAACTGGGGTTGCGTTGCCCCAAAAAAACTCTGTTAGGGCTTTTTTGTCATCTTTACACACGGGCACAGGCTGATCGGAGCTGCAGCTTACAGCCAAGATGAATATAGAACACAAAGATAAAATATTTTTCATAATACTCTTTCAAAAAAATTTGGAGGAGAGTGAGGGATTCGAACCCTCGGTAGATTGCTCTACAGCCGCGTTCCAGGCGACCACCTTCGACCGCTCGGTCAACTCTCCATAACAGGTGCTAAGTATTAATCTAAAATAACTTTCTCGTTAGTCTTCCAGTTTCTCAAATAGACGGTGCAAAGACCTTGCTTATAGGCCAAATTTAGATCTTTGACTTTTAACCAAGCTGTTTGCCGATCGCTATATGTAAACAAAGTGTGATGAGATCTCCCTCGGCCCTTTCTTCCTTCGAAATCCAAGCATACATGCCAAGGGTGTGTATCAGATTGACAAAAGTTTGACTTACGTTCCCAGGGCCATGCCTCAGTATCACCTGTTTTCTTAGCCTTGCCGATTGGTCGCTTGTACTTATTAGACATCTTTAACTCCGAATGATTGATTATACTATCTATAGTCCGCAAGTATAACAGAGATCATTCTGGGAACTCTGGGATATACTTATTTATCTAATCCCTGGATTCCTCATCTATTGCTTGCTGTGTAGAAACGCTTAGCACCATCTCATGCAATCGTCCGGGAGAAATTTTTTCATATGTTATAGGAAAAATTCCAGCTGTAATTAGCGCATGAGCGATCCACTGTGAGCAGTACCACTTTCTGTCGTGTTTAATCATATACGGTACGAACTGTGATATTATCATACCGATCCAATCATATTTCTGTCCTGCTGTTTGCTCATAGAATCTGAATATGTTTTTTAGTTGAAGATCATCTACTTTTAGTTCTACTTTCTTCCAGTCCTTGTCGTCACAACAGAAGTCTTCTTGAACCATTCGGACAACGCCTTCTTCTTCTGGGCAAATTCCTGCCGTTATCCCCCCTGGGAGGATAAGCTCGGCGTGAAGATATGGGCTCTTAGTCCACCATGCAATAATCTTTTGGCGCCAATCTTGCGCGGGAGCACAATAAAATGCGACCCAGATTGAATTCACAAGGTTCCTAGATTAGTTTTTTGTCTTCTTAGAAGATGTTTTCTTGGTGCGAGATGAAGTCTTAGACTTTTTAGCAGACGATGTAGCTTTGGTTGTCTTCTTAGATCGACGCTTTTTCGTCTTTGTTGCTTTTTCTAGATCAGGATCAACTGACAGTGAATTGATGATTGCCTGCGCTGGTTCAGTTGCATCATTCACCTTTGAAGTTTCAATTG